GCTCAAGATGTAATTAACACAAAACTAGAAGAGCAGTTAGCTAAAGATAAGAAGGTTAGGGCTATTATATTAAAAGCCAGACAGCAAGGCATATCTACTTATTGTACTGCTCGCACTGCATGGAAGAGTTATTTTACTCCGCACGCGAGGTCTGTAGTAATGGCGCATGATAGCGCGACTTCAGACGCATTGTTTACTATGAGCAAAAACCTTATTCAGTATATGGATGATGAGTTTAGGCCATCACTAGTAGCATCAAACGCGAAGGAGATTAAATTTGAGCACAATCAAGCAGGTTATAGGCTATACACGGCTGGTTCGCCAGAAGCCGGCAGAGGTACTACTCCATCAATTGCTCACCTATCGGAGGTGGCATTCTGGACATTTGATGAGAAGATCCTTGCAGGATTATTCCAAGGTATTTCCCAAGCTGATGGAACGGAAGTTATACTTGAGAGTACGGCTAATGGCGCGTCGGGTGAGTTCTATAGACTCTGGCGCTCTGCTGTACAAGGCTACGAGAGAGGCGAGTCAGAGTATGTTCCGATCTTTTTGCCATGGTTCATTACTTCCGAGTATAGAAGGGAGGCTCCCGAGTCTTTTGAGCCAGATACTCAAGAAGAAGGGCTTATTAAAGAGTTTGGGCTTGACTATGACCAGCTATACTGGCGCCGTCTTAAGATCGCGGAGTCGGGCGAAAGAAAGTTTATGCAAGAATACCCGGCCTACGCGGAAGAAGCGTTTCTTGTTTCAGGATCAAGCGTCTTTGATATGAAGAAGCTAATAGACATGGAGCCATCTGCATACTTGAAAAAAATGAGGTTCGATCTAGACTCGAAGATTTGGCAAGATAGTTCAGAAGGCGATTTAGAAGTCTATAATTATCCAGGCACCCACGAGCCCTACGTAATAGGAGCTGATGTATCTTTAGGCGTAGGTCAAGACTATAGCTCAGCGGTTGTTCTAAGTAAGGATAGACAGGTTGTTGCTCTATATAGAAACAATCGTATAGATCCTAGTAAGTTTGGTGATTTGCTTTTTTATTTAGGCAGGTATTATAATAATGCCTTGCTCGCTGTTGAAAGTAATTCAATGGGTATTGCAACTTTGCAAAAGCTTGATGATTTGAGCTATGTAAACCTGTATAGGCAAACAAAGATTGCAGCTATTAATAAAGAAGAAGGCGAAAGATTAGGATTTAGGACTACAACAGCAACTAAGAGTACGATTATAGGTAATTTAAAGAATGCTATTGAAAACGAGGACGTATATGTTCCGTGTCCTATCATGATACAAGAACTTAAAGATTATACTGCTACTGAAACAGGTAAGACTGAGGCTGCACCAGGATGTCATGATGATACAGTCATGTCATTAGCTATTGCATTAGAGGTTTTAAGAACTCATTGGGATAAAATAGTTACGCATAAGGTTGCATGGAATCAAAGGTGGCAAAACAATTTAGAAGATAATACGGCATGGATATAGTGTCCCCTATAAGAGATTATCCGCCAAATGATTTACCTAGAACAAAGCTTGTATGGCGAGACAGTAAAGGTAATAAGTGGCGAAAGTATGTGCGATATACTGAGGTTCCTAATTATGCTATAGAATGGCTAATAGTTCCTGAGTTTATAGCACCACAAGAAGGATCAGAACACGCAGAAAGCTATGTACATGAGGACTGGTATAGAACTAGGTGTGGACATAGAGTTGACTTATGTCAGTGCGTATTACAAGAGAGGGAATTCAAATGAGTAGAGACGGAAAAATGCATCCGAATTCTTTGAAGAACTTGAAACCCTTCACTCGAGAAGGTGCGCGCGAGGGACAACGCAACTCTGTTATAGCGCGCAAAGCGAACAAAGAGGCGCGAGAAGCGCTAAAACTATCTATGAGTGATTGGAAAGAATTAAGAGACGAATTAAAAGACGAAGCTCCAAGCGCGTTAGACGTGCTGAAGGTTGCAATGATGAAAGCTCTTGCAGTCGAAGACATGGATGAAGCTACTCGTCTAGCTACTGTTCTCGCAGAATTTGAGGCGCCGAAACTTCAAAGACAGGATATTACGCAAGTTACTAAGACTAGCGACATGTCAGATGAAGAGCTTCAGAAGGCAATAGAAGAATTAGGGTTCGGATTTGAAGGAGACAGATCCGTCCTAAACTAGTTCCCGTTGTCCTCACTACTCCGGCGGAAGTAGGGGAAAAATCCGCCATTTAACTCAATATAAATATAGTACAGGAGAAAACTATGTTAATGTTTAAGAAAACATGGGTCTTAGAAGAAGACTATGCGGCAGGAGATCGCATTGATATTTATCACGATGGTTTAGGTCGCATGCATATTGAAAGGCATGTATCACCAGAAGAACGAGAACAGATTCAAAAGAAGAGGCGACTAAAGGCGCTTCGAGAAGAAATTGAGCTGCTTGAAAAAGAAGTAGCATAGGAGACGATATATGAGTGTAGAGACCTTTTTACGTTGGAAAATACTTCCTCGATTTATGATGTTGGTTTCTACACTCATGTCTTGGCGATGCGCTGAATGGTTTATGGCTTTACCTGAACCAACAGGCGCACAGTCGGCCTTTGTATCCGTAGTTATGGGTGTTATGACCGGCGTATTCGGAATATGGATGGGTCATGAACATAAGGATTTAAAGCCATGAATATAATGATTTGGGCGCTAGTATTAACTGTATGCACTGCAGATGGTAAATGTTTTAATCAAACGGTACAATGGTTTGATAAAGAAAACGAATGTTTACGCTATAAACAAATATACGAAGATATACCTAAAGATGGTAGTTGGGCATCTGTTGAATACAAATGCGGTATTGTTGGAGCACTGGAGACATGAAAAGTCCGTGTGTAAAGATTTGCAAGTTAGATCCTACGGGTCGCTATTGTATCGGATGTGGTAGAACATTAGAACAAATAGAGGAGGCTGGAAATGTCGATCGAAGTCGGAGGAGAAACCTTTAGTGGTCTCAATAAACCAAAAAGAACACCGGGACATTCCGGCTCGTCTCATGCCGTAGCTGTTCGTAATCCTAAGACTGGAAATCCGAAGCTAATTAGGTTTGGCCAGCAAGGAGTAAGCGGCGCAGGTAAAAATCCTCAGTCAAAAAAGGACAAAGCGAGGCGTAGATCGTTTAAGGCGCGTCATCGTAAAAACATAGCTAGAGGTCCTCTGTCAGCCGCGTATTGGGCTGATAAGGTGAAGTGGTAATGTCTAACGTTAAAAGCTCATTAGCAGCTAAAGCTAAAAAATCAGGCCTTCCGTTAAGCGTTCTTAGAAAAGTGTTTAATAGAGGAATGGCAGCATACAGACAAAGTCATAGACCTAGCGTAAAGTCGCCACAACAGTGGGCCCACGCTAGAGTAAACGCATTTATAAATAAAAAGCCCACAGTATGGGGTAAAGCTGATAAAGACTTAGCTAAGCAGGCGCGTAAATAACCCAGGAGCGGTATATGTCGAGATTCATACAAGAAGTTAAAAGGCCAAGTAAACCTAAAAAAGAAAGTACAAAAGAACTGTCTAAACCAGGATCTTATACTGTCAAGGACTTGGAAAATAGTAAAAAGATTTATTCTAATACGGGAGGTAAATACTGATGGCCGACCCGATGGGATACAAAGAGCCTATTACAGACGAACAATTAATTAATCTTATTGAAAGCGGAGTTCAAAACTCTACAGGAGATTGGTTAAACTCTTCTGACTTGGCTCGTGAAAGACTGAAAGCTACTTACGAATATGCAGGAGTAGCTGATGCACATTTAACTCCACAAGGAGTCTCGTCAATTGTAGATACCTCAACTACTGAAGTTATTGAGGCTTACACAGCTATATTATCAGATCTGTTTTTGAATAATCAAAAGCTTGCGCGCTTCGTGCCATACGACGATAGTCCTGGCGCGTTTAAAGCTGCGAAAGATGCTTCTGCTATAACTAACTATTGCTTATTTAAGAAGAATAATGGTTGGGAACTTATGCAACAGTGGATGAAGTCTGCGTTGCTTTGGAAAAATGCAGTTTGTAGATGGGACTATGTTGAAGATTACGATTATGCATTTGAAGAATACGAAGAAATAAGTCAAGCTAAATTAGACGAATTACTTTCTGACGACAATATTGAAATAATCGGTGAACTTCAGTTCGAAAACGTTACACGTATTGACGAACAAACAGGTGAAGACGCTGTTGAGCTAATGTACGTTGATGTGCGAGTTAGAAAAACAATAAATAATTCTCGCGTAAAAGTAGAGCTTATTCCACCAGAAAATTTTAGAATTTCTAGAGATTGTCAAAGTATTGATGAGTCGCAGTTTGTAGGTATTCAAACAGACATGACTCGTTCTGAAATACGAAAGTATTGGCCAGAAGTAGCAGAGTCTATTGAAAGCTGGGACGAGCTAGGACACAGTGATAGCTGGTTAGGAGCATCTAAATACGCTCAAGATGTTGCAGCTAGAAAACATGTTGTCGGACAAGAATATTGGCAGGGATCTACGCAGCACGAAATTATGCCGTTAGAGGCAAACAGAGAAGTTACTGTTACTGAGTGCTGGTTGAGAGTTGATCGTGATGGCGACGGTATAGCTGAGCTTAAGAGGTTTATTGTTGTTGGAAGTCATATACTATATGAAGAAGATACAGACGTTATTCCGCTAGCCTCTATCGTTCCATTCGATATTCCACACGAATTTTATGGCCTATCAATGGCAGACTTTACTAGAAGCTCTACTCTTGCTTCTACTGCTATTTTACGCGGCTTTGTAGAAAATACATATTTAACTAATTATTCGCCTAAGTTGGCTGATCCAAACGTAGTAGATTTTTCTGCTCTTCAAAATATGAAGCCAAAGCAGATTATTCCTACTAACGGTAATCCAACTGGCGCAGTTCAAACCTTATCACCAGAAGCTATTTCTACCGGGACTGTTCCGCTGTTGACTCACTTGCAGTTAATAAAAGAACAAGCTACTGGTATGTCAAAAGCTGCTCAAGGTTTGAACGATACATTATACGTTTCAGGTAACTCTGAACAAAAACTTTCCGCTGTCCAATCCGCAGCCCAGAAGCGCATTCAACATATTGCGCGGCGATTTGCAGAGACAGGCTTTAAGCGGTTAATTGCTGGCATCTACGAAACCATGCATAAGAATATGAAAGGAAAATATACTTACAATCTTGATGGCGTATATGGTTCAGTAGATATGGACGCACTTCCTTCTAAGATGGACGTACAGATTTTCTTGGACATTGGCGAAAATTCTAATATGTCAATGATTAACAAGTTATCTAAGATTGGTGCAGAAGTTCTGCCAGCTCTCAATCAGCAAGGCGCTGGCATGGTTATTAAAAGAGAGGCACCAGCAGTTCTTGCTACGAAGCTTATTGAAGCTATGAACTTAGACAGTAATGACTTTTTAGAAGATTATACTACTGACGAGTTTAAGCAAAAAGCTATGCAAGCTGTAGAACAGCAAAGTAAGATGGCTCAAATGACAAAAGAAATAGAACAACAAAAGGCTCAGGCTGATGTTCAACTTTCTCAAGCTAATGTAGCCTATACTACTGCTCAAGCTAGAAATACTATGGAAGATAACGCAAGAGCGCTTGCAGTATCTATTGATAAGCATTTCCAAGAGTGGGCGGATCTTACTATTAAAGCAACAAAAGAAGGCGCTCAAATGCCGCCACATCCGGGCTTTGATGAAATACTTCAAATGGCTCAAGGCATTATGATGGCCGCTGAAAAACAAGGATGATAAATGGATAAATACCGTAAGGCAGCCGAGAAGAGGCTGGGTAATAATAAATCATACGGTAGACATAAGGTTCATCCCGACGAATTGGCGCGATTGGCTCATACTAAGGGTCATTTCGCTGCCAAAGAGCGGGACGAATTTTTTGAAGAAGCGTATGGTGAAGTTTTAGTGGAATATTTTATTGAATGGTTAAAGACAGATCCTCATGAGACAAAGACTCGAGAGTTTCTGTATTCAGCCGCTATGGCTTTAGGTAGTGTAAAAGAAAAGCTAATAAGCTTTGAGACCTATGGTAAAAATATTCCACATTTAATGGAGGACGACGAAGATGAGAACAATTGATAATGAAAAGCTACTTAAGAATGTTACTGATATGATTAATCTTCTTGAGTATGACTCAATGCGTAGTAGCGGCAAAGCTAAAATTAACGCCGCTAATTTACGAGATTTAATTGAATTGCAAAAACATTATACTGCAAAAATTAATTCTAGTAAGCAACCTGTAGCAGCTAAAGTAGTTGCTAAGAAAAAGGAGGCTAAATAGATATGGCTGAAGCACAAACAGACTCTACCCAGTTGGATGACTCTGTAGCTACAGATAGTCAAACTGAAGCATCTCTTCTGGATAACATTATGCGGAACACATCGTTCCTTGATGCAGAATCTTTACCCGAGCAGGAAGAGGTACCTCAAATAGACACGGAAGAATCTGACGAAGAAGTACCCGAAGCGTCAGAGGAAGACGATACTGAAGAAGTTGAAGAGGAAGTAGAAGACGAAGAAGATGATACCGCTGATGAGGATGCCGACGATGAGTCCGCTACCCAAGAAGCAGAGGTTTATTCTACTGACGATCTTGACTTGGAGGCTAAAGTAGTTGTTAAAATAGACGGCGAAGATACGGAAGTTTCCTTTGGTGACCTTATTAAAGGTTACTCTACTGAACAACATCTATCAAAGAAGGGTCGTGAACTCGGTGATGCAAGACAGGAGATGGAGCAAGAGTACCAACAAAAGTTGGAACAAATCGAAAGTATTACTCAAGCTTCAGCAGCTGTCCTATATTCTGACGAACAAAAGTTTGCGAAAGAATACCACGATCTCGAGGCTAAAATTGAAAAAGCCCGAGAAGAAGGCGATAATTATGAACTAAGTGAGCTTAAAGATAAGCGTGAACAGGTTCAGAAAAATTATTGGACTTCTAGAAATAATCGCGAAGAGCTTATGAAGCAGGTAGAACAAAACGTTCAAAAGCAAAGTGAGCAAATGTGGCAGGAACAAATCGACTATTTTAATGAGACTATTCCTTCACTAATTCCAGACTTTAGTGAAGATACCGCAAAATCTATCAGGCAATTTGCCTTAGATGAAGGTATTTCTGCAGAAGTTTTAGACGCGATTGCAGATCCTATGATTGTAAAGTTTGTTGACGATTACAGACGCCTAAAACAAGGTGTAAGTAAAGGCGCAGCTAAACGTAAAACAGTCGTAGCTAAGAAGGCGCCTTTAAAGAAGTCAAAGCCGGCTGCTAAAAAGAAACAAGCAGCTAGCGAAAGAACTCGAGATAGGGTGCTTAGTGGTAACGCAGACGAATCAGAACAAATGGACTTTCTCCGTGGCCTTGCAGAACGCTCTTTAAATCTTTAGTACCGTTTTGGAGGTAATAAGAAATGGCTACAACTCTCGGTGTACGCGGTGTAGGTGGACCAGCCGGACCAGCTCGCGCGTCTAACAAAGATGTCTCACAACGTGAGGATCTTGCTAACTTTATCACGATGATTACTCGTGATGAGACCCCTTTTATTTCATCTATTGGTAAAACCAAAGCAACTGCTATTTACCATGAGTGGCAAACAGATACTCTTGAAGCCCCAGGTTCTTCACGGATTCCTGAAGGCCAAGACTTTCTGGAGCCAGCATCTGGTGGCGCAACAGGCACTCCTGCCGTTGGCGACAAGTTTGCTGAAAGCGGCCCAACACGCTCTCGTTTGGGTAACTACACTCAGATCAATGGTAAGACTATCGCTGTATCAGGCACACGCCGTGCAGTAGATCAGGCTGGTATTGCTGATGAGTATGCTTATCAACTGAAAAAGCGTGGCACAGAGCTGCGTCGCGATGTTGAGCATGATATGGTTCATGGCTATAACGTGTCCGCTGCAGTAGGCTCTCAAGGTAATACTGCACGTTCTGCAGGTGGCTTTCAGTCGTTTATTAACGCTGCTGCTACTGTAGATTACGTAGGTGAATTCCAAGCTCCTTCAGCTGCAGGCACAGGTGCTGGCGCAGACGCTGCAGGTACAGCTATTGCTCGCTCAAGCATTAACGGCTCAACTACTGCTCCTGATCGTGATCCACTAGCATTGGCTAATATTGACAGTGTTATGCAAAAGATTTACCAGGAAGGTGGTAAAGCTACTCGCGTTATGGTTTCACCAAAGCTGCGTCGTGACTTCTCTGACCTAATGGTTGGCGATACAGGTGTACGTCGTAATCTTGACGAGGCAGGCAAACTGCGTCAGTCAGTAGACGTGTACATGTCAGACTTTGGCGATATTATGGTTATGCCTAACTATATCATGGGTCTTACAAATAACATTGCATTTGACGGTGACGACAACGTTGCTCACTCAGGTGCAGGTGTAACTAACGTTGCTGACTTTGCTGCGTTGATCTATGACCCAATGTGGTTTAACATTGCTACTCTGCGTCCACTTGCAGAAGTAGACGTAGGCCAGAAAGGCGACTCAACTGTCGGCATGATGGTTGAAGAATTTACTCTTGAAGTTCGCAACCCATATGGTTGTGGCGCCATCTACGGCCTCGAGTAGAACTTAATTTTAGGGAGGCTCTAACTAGGGTCTCCCTATTTTTACTGTAGGAGAGTTAAATGAAAAATTGTCCAACTTGCCCGTATCCGGATAAGTGTAATGCGGCAGGAAAATGCGTTAAAATGGCGATGCCTAAGAAAAAGCCACGTCACGCAAATCCAAATCATCCAATGAATACAGAACGTACTGGTCCATCAACTCTTAAAGAAGATCCAGTATATAAGAAATCAGGCGGTAAAATCTATAACTGCCGTTAAATAAAAAGGAGTACAGTAAATGCTAGTTATTCAAACAGCTAACGGGAATACTTACCCCGCAGATACATGTGTATGGCGTACAGCAAAGATTGCTAATTCGCCAAGCTATATTTTAACCCACCTATCAGTGGGAACGCCTAGTGTAGCAGTAACCGCTGCTCCAGCAGCCGCACCAGCTGGCGCTCAGCTAGGTTATATCGGAAAGTCAGGTCGTTTTGTAGCATATACAGAACCGGCTGCCTAGTTAGGAGATAGAGGACATGGCTAAAGATAACGAATTTAAGTTTTATAGTAAAACAGTAGACAAAGACAATACGATTCACGCTGGTTTTGATTTAGAAACCTCTCAATGGGAAGCTAAGCAAAATGTTCAACAGTATATAGAACATGCTCGGCTAGAAAGAGAAAAGGAAGCTTACTATGGCCGTAATAAAAGTGCAGGTTATAGAAAGCTAGCAACAATTCCAGATATTGTAGCTATTAAGATATTTGAAGATCACAAGCTTGATTTGCACGATCCTGCTTTTATGCAAGATCCTAATAATCTTAAAAAGCTTAAGAAAATTTTAATGTCTGAGTATGCTGATTTACTTGTCAACACCTAATTAGGAGGCTATAATGGCAAGAACTTACGGTGAACTTATAGATCTCGTTCGAGATTGGTCGAATAGAGACAACCAAGTTCTTGGCGATGGTATTATAGAAGATTGTCTTAAATACGCGGCGGATAAAGCGTATCGATTTTTAAGAATACCACCGCTAGAAGACATAATTACTTACGGCAGCACAGCCTTAACGGCTGCTACTTCAGAGGCTGCTAACGGACTACCTAGTGTAACAACAGTCGCTTTGCCCGCTGATTTTATAGAGTTTATACAAATTCGAGAAATTGATTCAAACGGCTTAACTACTAGAGTCTTTAATGAAAAGGTCGACATTAGATCTTTTAATGACCTACTTTCCGGTATTCATTATACCAGTGATGGCTATTACTCACGTCAAGCAGGTAATATTTTGCTTGCTCCAGGATTTGGGTTTGGCAGTTTAGGAAACGCAGATAAGATTGAGATTTATTACTATAAAAGACTTCCTGCTTTAGACGCAGCGTACACAGTTACACCTGCTAACTATTCTGCAGGTCTTTTAAACAGTGTGCTTTCTACTACGCCAAGTGCTCAAATACTTTATATCTCTACTGTAGGATCTACATCAACTGCACATACTACATTAGCGGCGGCTACAGCTGCAGGAGGTACTGTGACAACTGAGTACTTTACAGGACAATTAGTACCAAACTGGTTAAGAGACGACAACGAAAGAATTTTATTGCAAGGTGCTTTAGCAGAAGTATTCTTTTATTTGCAAGACGACGATCAAAGCGTTAAGTACGCTCAACTGTTTCAAGCAGAGATAGCGTCATTAAACGACGAAGATAAAAGAAGAAACGCTAAAGGCGGAAATATTCAAACTAATTACTCAGGAGGAGGCTTATTATGAGTACAACACCCGCAACTCCTGACGTAAATCCGATAGGAGCAACAGATGACGCAGAAGGTGGAGGCCTTTTTGGCGGAACTCAAACCTCATTTGTAGGTATTTCAGCAACAGTGGCTCAAAGCGTTACAGACGCGCAAACCGCGGCTAATTCAGCAGCAGCTACGGCAGCTCAAATAGCGGCAGATACAACAACAGCTAGTAACGCGGCAACTGCCGCAGGTGTTTCAGAGACAAATGCAGCAAATTCCGCGACTACAGCCAGTAACGCAGCAACAAACGCATCTAATAGCGCTACTGCAGCTAGCACGTCTGAGTTAAATGCGTTAGCTTCTGAAAACTTAGCTGAAGATTGGGCAATTAAGACGTCTGGACCAGTGGCAAACGGCGAGTATTCTTCAAAATACTATGCAGGAACTATAGCAGCAGATGCAGCTACGGCTAATACTAAAGCAGCTGAAGCTTCTGATGATGCTGATGACGCAGAAAAGCTAGCTATTAATGCATATAACGTGCAATATACGCTTAGTGATGGCGTAACAACTGGCTATTCTGCCTTACACCACGCTACTAATGCGTCTACATCTGAAACTAACGCCTTAAATAGTGAAACTTTAGCTAGCGAATGGGCAAGTAAAGTAGATGGTATTGTAGATAGCACAGATTACTCAGCTAAAGCATGGTCTATTGGTGGTACTGGTGTTACAGACACAGCTGGGGCTGGCCCCGCAAAAGATTGGGCTATTGAAACCACTGGTCAAGTAGATGGTACTGAGTATTCTGCTAAGGAATATGCTCAAGGAACCCAATCAAGCACCGGAGGTAGCGCAAAAGACTGGGCTATTAAAACTACAGCAGACGTAGATAGCGTTGACTACTCGTCTAAAGAGTGGGCTGTAGGAAGTCAGTCTTCTCAAGCAAATGGATCTGCTAAACAGTGGGCCATTGGTGGAGGAAGCACGTTTGATAG